GATGTGCTACCAGAAAATATTTTGATACCACTTGAACCAGCTTGATAACCTTCATCAGTTAATGTTATGTTATTAAATGTTGAGTTGTCTCTAGTAGCACTTATTGTAAAGTCTGAAGTTCCATCTGGTAATTCTGCGAATAAAACTATTCTTGCTGTACTTGGTGTTGTATTTGCAGTAAATGTATCTGATATTAATGTCATAGAAGTTGTTGAATTACTAAATGTATCTGCACTTGCATCATATGTTGCATTTGAACTTTCAGCAGTATCTACACCAGTGTTATCGTGAAATTCGTCTACTACACCATCTACTAAATTAAATATTGTGAGTCCATCATTAACTGCCATCTTGAAACCTAACACACCAACATTAAATGCATTTTCATCAATACCAGCTGTATCAATAGCACCAAATGAACCATCACCACGAACAAATTGTGATGGTGGGCCAGGTAGTGCTAACTTAGTTGCTGAAATATTTGCACTAGGAGAGATGTTTTCGTTTTTTACTTCTGCACCTATCTTAGAGCTATCAACTGAACCAGTATTTATTTCACCACTTCCAATAGCGTCATTACTTAAATTTTGATTCTCTAACTTTGTTATGCCCATTGTAGTGCAACTCCGTGAATTTTATTTGTACCAGTAAGTGATGACCCAACAACTTTCCACCTCATCTGAACTTGTGGACTAGCACTTCCAGTTAAAGGTGTACTACCAGTATATATTTTAATACCACTTGAACCACTTACATACCCAGTATCAGTTAATGATACTGAATTGTATGTTGTATTATCTCTTGTTACTGATATTGCAACATCAGTATTTAAATCATCTGCTATTTCTGCAAACAACACAACTCTTGAAGTAGATGGTGTCGCACTCGCAGTAAATGTATCTGATACTAAAGTCATACTTGTTGCACTTGAACCAGCATCAAAAACTAAAAGAATACCACCATCACCACCAGCATTTGTTCTACCACTAGTTGACCCTTCACCTCTAGCTCCATCAGCAAAAAGTGCTTGTCTTGGTGAAGGCAATCCAGTATAATATGGTGCTTCGTCAAATACACTTAATGGAGTAGGATTTGATGCACTACCAACTGCTGCTTCATATTCTAAAGATGGAGTTGCAACATATGTAGGATTAGAGTATCCAGCACCTCCACCAGCACCACCAGTATAACCGCCTGGGTCAGATGTACCACCACCTCCGTGATATCCAGAACCACCACCACCATAGTGATAAGGTGGATAACCCATACCACCACCTTGAAAATGTATTGCATCTGGGTGTGGAGACTCTTGTGTCCACTCTGCTGGCCCAAATCCAGAACCCTCACCAAAAGGATATGCCCCTAAATGTCCGTTTGCTTCTTGGTCTGCACCCCCACCAGATGCATTACTACCACCAGAACTAGCAGTAGGTACACTAAACCCACCAGAACCATTAGTTCCAGCAGTAAATCCACCACCACCACCTTGTGCTGCTGGAGCACCGTTTGAATTTTCACCAGCACCACCAGAACCTACAATTAAAACTGCTTCACTAGCATTAGTTGGAGAAACTGTATCTGAAAAACCTGGCCCTTCAAATGGATAATTATTAGGTGTGCCTGGTGTATGATAATTTCCAGTTTCATTATATGTACCACCCTCTATGATTGTGACTTCACTATCAAATATACCAGTAAAACCACCACTTCCACCAGTAGAACCATAAGCACCACCACCATAACCACCAGTAGCACCTATATCTGAACTTGGATATTGGGGGGTACTGTATTGTGGGCCAGCTCCTCCTTCACCTACAACATAATCCCAAGTAGCACCAGCGATTGATGGACTTGCTATTGTACCTTGTACACTACCACCAGAACCTCCAGAACCAGCGGCATTGTTTCCAGCACCAGCACCAACCATAGTTGCTTCTATTGAAGTTGTTAATGTGGGAAATGTTATACTACCTTGAGTTCCAAATGCACCGAATGTAGCTTCTTGAGAAGTGTATGTAATTAATGGTGCGTGTTCTGGGTTTTCAAATGTAACTGCATCTACACCAAGATGCATTGCAACACCAGGCGTTGGTGATAAATTTTGATAAAAATCTGATGCTGATTCGTAAGATGCGTTTGAGTTTTCGCCAGTATCAATACCACCTTCACTATTAAATTCGTCTACGATACCATCAACAAGATTAAAAATAGTGAGTCCTTCATTGACTGCGAGTTTAAAACCTAACACACCAACATTAAATGCATTAGTACCTACTGCACTTAAATCAACAGTACCAAAACTTCCATCACCTTTTAAAAAATCTGATGAACTTCCAGGCAAACTAAATTTATTTAATGCGATTGCAGCTGATGGAGAAATATCACTATTGGTGATTGTTGCATTTGATATATCAGCAGTTGAAATTGAATTAGGTTGAATCTGTCCAGAACTAACTTTACCAGATTCTTCAATCATATTGCTGTTTACTTTAGTATCAGACATTTTACCTACTTGTTATTTTTTAACATTTTTTGTAGTTCTGTTGTAGAACCAACAAACAATGCATTAGTTACATTCTTCGGCCCTTTGTCTGGTAATTCTTTCAACTTTTGCATCTTCAAATGTAAATCACCAAGTTTCTCTGTGACCTCTGCAACATTTTTTATGAGTTGTCCAGCAACTTCATATGTTCTTGGATGTTCACTTTCTCTTGCAAGGTCTAATATACCCTCTATTGCATCTTGTCCTTTTTCAACTAATGAATAAAAATTTTGTCTTTGATATTCAAAATCATTACCTTCATTATTTGTTTTGACAACAGTTTTTGGTTTATCTTCAACCTTCATAATTTGTTCACCTATCAATGTTTCATCTAGAATATTATTTACTTTAGACATTATTCATTTACACCATAAACAATAAATTTTCCCTCATCTATTGTACCACTTGCTGGATAAAACCTTATCCAATTCATTGCAGATGCTAATGAACTTGTAAAGTAATTTATAATACCATAATGATTATTATTGTTATTATAATGAATCCAATTAACTATATATTTTTTGTAATCATTAGTATCTGACCTACCAAAATTCACACAATCAATCTCAAAATAATTTCCTATATTTGCTTTAAAATTCCAACCAGCAAATTCATAATAGTTTGTATCAGTAGCAGCACCCAGAGAGTGAGATGCAGAACCTAACTGTGAATAGTGAGAACCATAAGAACTAGTAAATGATACAGTTGAACCATTATCTGGTGAATCAGACATTCTTAAATCAACTGTGCCTGAAAGTGTAAGATTATGAACTACGATTTTAAATCTAGTATAACCAGTCATTACTGTATTATTAAATATTACTTCAGAAACACTGCCTGTAACATCTGTTTCTGCAATTTTAACATTAGTACCAGCAGAACCAAATTCAAATGCACTACCAGCATCATTAACTTTAAGAGCTTGTCCACTTGAACCCAATGAGTTTATGTTAAATAAGTTTACTTTATCAATAAAAGTTTCGTCAAAAAGTATTCTATCATCTGCATTTGTACTAGAACCATCTGTACCATTTAATGATAAAAAGTCGCCCTTGTTTGCACCAGCGCCATCTGTTCCATCTAATATAATTGAATCGTTTTGCAGACCTAATCGTGTATCTGCATCTATTTTTGTTTTTGATATACTAGAGTTTGCAATATCAACAGCCTGTATTGATGCATCTGCAATAGCTCTACTTGGTAATGTTCTTATTGCCACTTTATTCTCCTACTCTTATTTATTCATCACTACCAGTTTTTGGATTAAACTCTTTTGCATCTTGGAAGAAAGATGTTGTTTCGTTGAATCCAAAGTTATCATCAAAATCAGCAGATACTGGTTCTGGTGTGACACTATATCTTTGTTCTCTCTTAGGTGATTTGTCTGGTAAATCTGTAAACTGGTCAACTTGAACTGATTTGATAACAGACTGTGAAGTAACAGGCCCATACAAATAAAATTTTGCAGTAAAAGATAATGTATAAATGATTGCTCGTCTTGTTGTGAAATCACCCTCGTAATTATCTTCGTAATCTATACCAGTCAATACAATAGGTACATCTCTTTTTTGTTTCATATCTAAATTATCATTGACTGTGATTGTATATTCTGGTTGAAAAAAAGGTAATATCTGTTCTATAATTTGTAGTGCATCATCACCACTTTTTGCCATAACAAATAATTGTAAATCAACATTATAAGGTACAGGCATATATTGTGTTTCTAATTTAGAAGAACCTTTTGCACTTGTTTTTCTAATCTTTGTAACACGATTTAATTTTCTAGTTGTATCGTAAGAAAGTGTTTGTATCTCAAATGCAATTCTAGGTAAAGTAATCGCAGTTGTTTTACTAATACTTGCATCTTCTCTAATTCTTGTAAGGAACTTTTGTTTAGGCCCATATGCTAATGGAACTTTCATAGATTGTGTAATATTACCAGAACTATTCTTTCTGATAATTTGAATATTATTAAAAATAGTACCAAATGATACTATGATTTTTCTAATCGTTTCGTGATAAAATTGTTGTCCTAACATTATGTTTCCTTCCCAGCGTCACCAAATGGATTTGATTCACTAAAGTCTAATATTGTATTATCTAAGTTTTCAAAATCTTCAATCTGAGATTTTTCATCAATAGTATCTACATTATATTCTTCATTAATTAGATAATGATTTTCTTCTTTCATTTCAGTTATTGTTGCAGTAAACCCATTGTTTCTACCAGTAATAACTTCATCTTTTGCAAATGTTCCAGTTATATATTCAAAGTGTAATGTGTTACTATTTATTAACTTAATATAAGCCTGTCCACCGTTTGCACCAGTGATAACTTCGTCTAATTCAAACGCACCAGTTTCATCTTTAACTGTAATGTAATAAGTATCAGCAGTTTCAAGTAGTATAGAACTCGCACCAAACTGTGTTTCAGAAATTAAATTATCACCAGCATCAGAATCACTACCATCTGTTCTATCTAATAATAATAAATCATTATCTTCTAATGAAATTTCTTCTGTGTATGTTCCAGTTTGTTCTAATGTGAATTGATATGAAAGTGCATCTAAACTACTATCAGTTTCTATTTGGTCAATCGCACTTACACCAGTATCAAGACCCTCACTACCATATTCAAATAATCTACATTTTAATTTATAGACTGGATTGTTATCTAATTGAAAGAAAGGTTCATCGTGGTCAACAAAACTGATTTCAAACATTTTATTAATAATAGGATGAAAAACTAAATCACCCTCTAAAGGTCTATCTGCATCAGTAGATTCATCTTCATTTACAAGATATGCACTTTCACTTGTGGTTGTTTCATCTTCTAATAATACTGCACCAAAAGTTTCAGTAGTACCAGACTCTAAAACAACTTGTTTTGTTATGTCTTGAAATCTTTCTTTACTTACGACAAAAGTAACTTCATCTTTGATATCTAAACCAAACTTTGATACTAATTCTTTCTCACCCTCAAGACCACCCTCTGCATTTTCTACATACATTTCTATAAGTTGTGATTCAGAAAAAGTTGAAGATGTATCTTCACCAAATAAAGTATCTTCATTTACAAATGTTCTATTTACATAATAGACATCGTGTCCGTGAATCTGGATAGCTTCTTTGATTAGATTTTTATATAAGTTTCTCTCGGCAGATATAGAAGTTTTATTACTGTCGTGAAAAAATTTGTTGACTGCCATAACTTATCCTACCATATAATTTATTGGTAACTCAAATCCTAGTTTCATTTCTTCTTCTAACTTAGTGATTTCATCTAACGCTTGTTGATAGATTGCTTCACCGTTCATAGTAACTCCACCTAACATTTGAACACCATTAAATTTTGATAGGTTAGAACCCCATTGTTTTTTAATTAATGCAGTTGCATATCTTTTTAAATACATATCATCAAATACATCTGTGTATACTGCTGGGTCTAATTTTCTATAACATTCAATTAAAAGAAAATCACCGTTATTGAAATCTTTTTCCATATCTGCGTGAATGTATAATCTGTTTTGATGTTCTTTAAAATCTATTGGATATTCACCAGTAAGAATGTGGTCTAGAAAATCTAGATGCCTCATTGTCATTTCATAGTGAATTATTGAAGTTGAACTGAAATCATATAAATCATTTAGTCTTAATTGATAACGAACATCAAATAAATTTTGAGTTAATTTATCTGTTACTGGGTATACTTTTACAACTGATAATACACTATCTGGAATAGGTAAATAATTTTCTTGTTGTAAGAAGTCTGCTGTAATTGAACTATCAACCTTATCAGTTGCTGTAACTGCACTTTCATTACTTCTCATTCTTGTAATTTCAGTGGTTGTCAGTTGATGTTTTAAATATACTCTTTCAATACCATCATAGTGGTATTTTGAAAAATATTGTAAAGCTTCATCTACTCTATCATCTAATTGGTCATCAGATATATTGATATCAATGACACCTTTACCTAATGCTCTTAAACAATATTCTTTAAATGTTGACTTTGAAGTAGGTACTGCCATAACTAATCCTTTTTATAACTATTTATAATAAAAAGAGATTATGTTCGTTTTTCAGCACCCTTCATAGTAAGAAAACCTTTCGCATCGTGTCCTTCTCTTTCGTCTTTAAATTTAAGACCTTTTTTTATGTGAAAAGATAAATTACCAGAAACACTTACTCTTAGACCTTTTTTACCTTTTAGTTCTGATAAATTAGGTTCTACTTCGTGTACTGCCCAAGATGGAAACATAATTAATCTGCCTGGAACTGGAGCCCAATATACTTCATTAAGT